AGACCTATGATATTCATGTAGATCATCCTTCTCATAATTATATAGCAAATATGTTTATTGTTCATAATAGTCATAGTGTCGAGTATTCAACCCTTGGATTCTGGACGATGTATGCTAAGATCCACTATCCAGAAGAGTTCTACTGTGCCTCTTTGTGTCGTGGCGATGACGAGGATTTATCGCAGTTGCTGGGCGACGCCTCGCGCAGAGGATTTTCACTGCAAAGTCCAGACATCAATTTGTCGCACAGTAGCTGGACCATTGAAGGCGACAAGACGCTTCGTGCTGGCTTTGATGCGATTAGGGGCATCTCGCTCACGACTAGTGAGGCGATTGTGGCAGCACGGACGGTGGCTGGTGGTAAGTTTGAAAGCTTTGAGCAGTTCTATGAGGCTGTGCCGAAGCGCAGCGTGAACATACTAAAGATTCGCCAGCTTTTGTTGTCTGGAGCTTTTGATGGTTTATTGTCAAAGATCAAGCGTAACAAGATGTATCTCTTCATCGAACGTGAGAGGTGGGTAAGTTCTGATGATACAGAACTGGCTACTATAGCTGACTCAGATGCTGAGGCAGTACAAATTGATCTCAATGATGTTTTCAACTACGAGCTCTCCAGCAATTATTATCAATACCATCGGAAACTGATTGAATTGTTATCGAATAAACTCACTGTTGTGAAACTTGACATATTGAAGGGCACCTCGCGTGAGCAGCGTGGACAAGAAGCTGAAGTGAGGTATTTTATAGGCAAGTTCGACTCCATAAAGTATGGGTATAGGACCAAGGTTGAAAAAGTTGGTCAGGTTGAGTCAAAAGGATTTTCTTCTGATTTGGGTGGTGTGTATGGTATTCTCAGAGATGATACTTGGAGCTCCTATGCTTCCTTTTCAGGCAAACTTTATCGTCGTCCTGAAATAAAAGGTCGTGTTGAAGAATGTGCGGGAAAGTATATGTTATTGCGAACGGATTCGCTGCCATGGGGAGTGGCTAACATTTTCATTCAGGACTTGTTCTTCATGGAAGATATTAAGATAGGCCAGTTGGCGCTGACGTTAGATTTGCAAGGTGTGCTCAAGGAGAACGAGACGGGTGTTTGCTTGGAGCTGGCAGAGGAACTGAAGAAGTGCACAGTTTGTAAGGGTCGTGAGACTTGTCGGCGTCCCACGCCATTTAGTACTGGGTTGCTCAATGTGCTCGTGGTGGGTGAGGCACCAGGTAATGAAGAAGAAGAAAGTGGTGTGCCTTTTGTGGGGAAGGCTGGAAAAATTCTGTGGCAATCTCTAGAGCGCTATGGATTGAGCCGAGAAGTGTTTCACGTCACGAATATTCTGAAGTGCCGTCCCGACAAAAATGTCTATAATCAGCAGGCTGGGGACATCTGTAAGGGCATTTGGTTGTCGGGAGAAATTGAGGCTACACATCCACGACTGATTCTGGCACTGGGAAAGACAGCGACTCAGACTTTGAGTGGCGATCCGAAAGCCAGTATTATGGAGAAGACAGGAACGGTTGAGTGGTCGGAGAGGTGTGCGTGTTGGATTGCTTATAGTGTTCATCCGGCTTCTGTTCTTTACAGCCCAGAAAATAAAATTCAACTTGATAAGGCAATTGATGTATTTGCTGGTTTGATTGGTAGGCTTTTGTGATGAAAATAATGCTTTTCTTTTTACTTATAAAGAGTTATAATATAAATAGGAGACACAAATGATTGCTGGGAGGCTAAAAATATGAAAGAAGAAAAACCAGAGGAATCTTTGGTAGACACACTACAGACTTTTGGGGATTGTCTTTTTGAGTTAGCGATGTCTTCCAGATTCGATGATAGGAATGTGAGAGAGGGCTTTTTATATGCTCTTGAATGGATGACAGAGAGCGAACCGCGCCGTTGTCCAAGACGAATGAGAAGATTTATTCATAAACTTTTGAAAGATTTTAGTGGAATTGGACAAGTTGGTTTGTTTCAAGTAGTGTGTCTAAAATAGAGTCAATTAAATAAGGAGAGTGTCAATTGAATCTTTCTCTTTCTGATCGTGCTATTGGCTCCCCCATCAGCGGCATTGTCTACAAGACTGTCTGCCTTCCTGTAGGTAAGGTCTATGTTGGGCTTCATTGCAGAGGAGACAGGAGTTATCTTGGTAGCGGGAAATATCTTCGTCGAGCTATTCACAAATATGGGCGAGAAAACTTCTGTCGTGAGACGCTGGCTATTTTTTCAACTTTGCAAGAAGGCTTGGTTATGGAACAGTTCTGGATTCATGAATTGGGTAGCAAGGCACCGAACGGCTATAACCTCACAGATGGCGGTGAAGGAGGTTTGGGATGCTGTCCTAGTGCTGCGACACGACAATTAATGCGAGAGCACAGCGCTAATAAAGGCAAGCCAATTGGCGAGAAACTTAGGACAGCACTTTGCAAAGCTAATAAGGACAATCCCTATCGTTTCGTCAAGGGCAATCCAGCCTGGAACAAAGGCAAGCCCATGAGCGAGGAATCCAGAGCCAAACTTAGTAAAGCTTGCAGAGGAAGATGTCTCAGTATCGAGACTAGATCTAAGATTAGCGTGAGCCTGATGGGCAATAAGCACCTGCTGGGTCATCATCACAGCGACGAGACACGAGCCAAGATGAGTGAGCATAATGCCATGAAACGACCTGAGGTGAGAGCCAAGTTGAGCAAGTCGCTGATTGGCAATACTAGACGTAAGGACAGTTACTACAAAATAGGAGAGGATAATGAGAGAGTCATTACCTGTATCAGTCAGAATTAATGGAAAGATTTATGAGCTTGATTACGAGAGAGAATTAAGCTGTTCAGAGGAATCTATTAATGAGGATCTTAAATCGCAAGCACCACTATTTGCTTGGTATGCTGTGATGCAAGAGCTTGCAGATGAAGCAGCAGCAGAGATGAAGCTGGCCTTGGAAATAACTCAGGCAAGATTGGGAGAAAAGCACAGAGCAGCCCTCGTTGCTGCTGGGGTCAAGCCGACCGAGGCGATGGTTGATGCAAAGGTCAAGCTAGATGAGGAATATCAGAGTGCTGTCATTCTGAGAAATGATTGTGATAAGAATGCAGGTATTCTTAGGGCTATCAAAGAGGCATTTAATCACAGGAAGGACTGCTTAATCAGCTTAGCCAGTAATATGAGATGTCAGTCTGATCCTGAGATCTTTATCAAGAAGCAGGAATTTAGGGAGAAGAAATGAAATCCGTTGTCCGACAAGTGCCCAAAGGGCTGAGAGGACGTAGGATAAATCTAATAAGGAGGTCACTGCTGTGACAAACAATTTTTTTGAGGAACCAGACTCGGAGTTTGATAAGAAGGCTCTGGATGAGGAAAGTAGGAGATCTGGAATCATCGACTGGAAAAACAAGTATTGGAAGCCAAAGGCAGGTGAGGAGAACGTCATTCGGGTGCTCCAAGCACGGAAGGGCAGTGGCGCTAAGTACCATATGCGCGCTGGTAAGCATTTTGTTAAGCACTTCGAGGACTCGCGCATAGAGGCCTTTGTGTGCAACACAGAGACGTACGGTAAGCCGTGCTGTTGCTGTGAGCATTATGACAAACTCATCAAAGAGGGCAAGACTGAGGAAGAGGCTAGGAATTATAAGGCTCGTCGCTTTGGGCTGTTTAATGTCGTTGATCGCAGTAATGAGGCAGCTGGGGTGAAACTGTATGAAAGTCCTGTCAAAGCAGTCTGGGATTACATCGTGCGGCTGGTTGCATCGAAGGGTCGGATGAGTAATCTGTTTGATGAACTAGATGAGAAGACCGGCCAGAATCGTCCGGGTCGAGACATTACCATTGAGTATGATCCTAAGCGCCATCCAGCCTTCATGTACAAGTTGTTTCCGATGGACCAAACACCGTTGGGGAGTGCAGATCAGATTCAGGCTTGGTCTGAGGACATGATAGATCTGAAACCAGAAATTATCTATCCTGAGACAGATCCCGACGTCGCATACATTAAGACGTTCGGCTCCAAGGCAGAACGGGACGCTCTGCGTGAGGCGATGAAGGACAATCGTGGTGTTGAAGAGGTCGAGAAGTTCGAACCTGACAGCGAGCGACCCCAGAGTGCGGCTGTCAATGCAGAACTTATCGTCGAAAAGCCTGCTTCGGTAGCGAATAAGCCTGAGCCTGTGGCTGCCCCTCCGAAATCAGCGTCTGCTCCAGCTAAGTCAGCACCTGCTCCGCATTCTACTGCTGTCAATGACACGATCTCCAAAGTCCGTGAGCGCATTGAAGCGATCAAGAACAGAGCGAAGGCTGGTAAGTAGATTATATAGGAGAATTTCTCATTTGAATAGGGACGAGCGATGAAGACAGGTTAGGCAGACTCGCATTGCATCCTGCATTTCTGTTTCTCTGTCATTCTGTCTTATTATCAAAGGAGCCTGAGCATGCCTGAAGAAAAGGATCTGAAGAAAAAACTTCATTTGATCGATCTCAGTCAAAGGATGGAGGATCTGATAGCGTGTCGCATACCTACAGGTATCCTAGCTTTTGACAGAGTTGTCGGTGGTGGCATTCCAGCTGGCAGGTTGACTGAGTTGTATGGCGATTTTTCATCTGGCAAGTCACGCATTGCCTATCATGTTCTTGCGGAGACTCAGCGCCTTGGTGGTACTGCCGTACTCATTGATACTGAGCGAGCCTTTGGTCACGGACTGGCTGAACTGACAGGATTGGATCCCAGGAATTTGGTTTATCCTGACCCAGCTAAGATAGATACAATAGAAAGTGTTTTTGATACAATCAAGACTGCCATTGAGCTGTTCAAGCAAGGACCGAAAGAAAGTCTAATGACAATAGTATGGGACTCTGTGGCAGTCACTCCGGGAATTGAAGATTTGGAGAAATCCATAGGACGCAATGAAGCTAGCATGAGACGTGCGAAAGTGATATCAGATGGACTAAAGCAGATAATGGTTGAGGTGTATCGTCATAGAATCTGTATGATTTTCATCAATCAGGTGAGAGAAAATATTGGGACCTTATATGGTGAAAAATTAACAACAATTGGTGGTAAGGCGATAAAATTCTCAGCCAGCTTGCGGATTCATGTTCACCTTGCTGGGAAAATAAAAAATGAGCAGACCCAGGAATTAGATGGCTATCACGGAAGACTTGTGGTTGAGAAGTCGCGTGTGAGTCGTCCATTTGGAGTTGTCAATTTTGACATGCTCACCGACCAACCTATTGGTAAGTATTCAGGACTTTTGGATTATCTCGTGCGGCATGGCGAAGCAACTGATGAAGGTCGAGGTTGGTTTTCGATGTCTGGAATAAAGAAGAATTTTCGGGAGACAGAGTTTCCAGAAATTTATGAGATCAGTCAACGTGCTGCGAATACAGATGGGTGAAAATAAAGTTTTACTTCTGGTGGATGGAAATAATTTTGGTTTTCAAGCCTTTGGCCATACTCCTTTAAAATACAAAGGTGTGCGCACCGAACTGATAAGCATTGGACTAGCTATGGTGAGACGCTATCTTATGAACTTTGTCCCAAATGAGGTGCGCTTCGTTTATGATGGTGGACGTGACGTGCGCCGTACATCAGTTTATCCAAAATATAAGCGTCCCAAGCGTCCTGAAAGAACTTCTGTCGAGATTCGAGAACAGAGATTATTTTTCAAACAGCTGAAGATTTTCCAGGCGAACGTGTATAAACTTGGCTTCACACAGGTAAGGTGTAAAGGTCGAGAGGCTGATGACGTAATCTACAATGTCGTTAAGCAGGTGCTGGACGATAAGAGTTTTGAGCAGATCGTCGTAGTCTCTTCTGATAAGGACTTTTTTCAACTCTTTCAACATTTTGGCGATTGTGTCAAGATTTATCATCCTATCAAAGACGCTCTCTATGATGAGGGTGCAGTGATGGAAGTATTTAATGTTCCGACAGAGTGGTATTTGCCCTACCGAG